GACACCAAGAACATGCCCGACATCTACAGTGAGCTTTCCCCCGAAGCCAAGGAGACCCTGAGGTACGGTCCCGGAGCCTTCATCATCGTCACTGGGGCTGGAACAGGGGACACCCTGATCATCCCGACAGCCCGTGTCATCTTCGTTGGAAAGGCCTCCGAGGGTGGCCATGTCGAGGTTGCGGTCGAGGGCCTCGGGGTGGTCCGGATCAACGAGACCCTGGACGACCTCCTCCACCAGGGCCTGGAGGTCTAGGGCCCATGACCCCGGAGATAGAGGACAAGTGGAGACTGGTCGGGGAGCTTAACCAAAGCATCGCCCGTGCCCGAGATACCCTGGCCAAGACTCCGGGGCATACCCACGCCCTGGCAATCCAGGAACTTACCAACCGCCGCAACGCCATCGTGGCCACCCTTCCGAAGACGAGGATCGTATGGAACAACCAGAGCCCGTGAACCAGGACGACATCAAGGAGGCCCTGGCTACCCTGGCCTTCGATGTCGAGAACCTGACCAGGAAGGTCCAGGAACTCGCTGCCGCACTACAGCCCAAGGAAGAAGCGTGGGAGAGCGTGACAAGTCCCTGCATCGGGGTCTGTATCCCTTCCCAGGGGGTGTGTACGGGCTGCGGTAGGACCATGGCCGAGGTCTCCAACTGGGTTTTCCTGAGCCCAGAGGAGCGCCAGAGGGTTCGTCACCTTGCGGCATCCCGTCTCCAGGACGGAAAGGGGAGCATCAGTGGCTGACGACGACCATGGAGACCCCGGCCCCATCACGTACATGGAGACCCCGCAGGAGGACATCCTGTGCCAGCGGGCCATGGCTCTGACGGCCCTGGCTGAGGCTGTGGAGGCATCGCACTCCAAGGAGACCAAGGAACGCCTACTGGCCGCCATGGATGCCGTGGTGTACGCGATGTCTCTGGTGGTCCCCGAGAGGGCCGCAGAGCATGGGGCACGGTTCCGGGCCACGGTGGCTTACCTGGAAGGAACGAGGCATTGACCACCCTCCTGATTGACGGGGACTTAGTACTTCACCAAGTCGCCGCCGCCCACATGGTCTCATCGTGCTATGACAAGAACGGGGATGTCTGGGAATACACCTTGAACACCCGTGAGGCCATGGAAGAGGTCGAGGAGAAGGTCGAGAGGGCGATGCTAGACACCGGGACCTCCCGCGTAATCTTCGCGTTCTCCATGCACCCCAACTGGCGCCTCCAGGTCCTCCCCAGCTACAAGTCCAACCGCAAGAACTCCCAGAAGCCCCCAGGCCTCGCCGACTTGAAGCACAGGGTCCGGGAGAGGTCCGGCTGGTCTGTGTCTGAGAAGCCTGGGCTGGAGGGGGACGATATCCTCGGAATCCTGGCCACCCACCCCACCCTGATCGAGGGCCCAAAGGTCGTCTGGAGCCAGGACAAGGACCTCCGTGGGGTCCCGTGTACCCTCTACCCAGACCTGGGGGGCTTCATCACGACCATCACCGAAGAGGAGGCCGACCATTGGCATCTGGTGCAGACCCTGACCGGAGACGCCACCGATGGCTACAAGGGATGCCCGGGGGTCGGGGAGGTCTCGGCCGCCAAGATACTCGGCGACCCTACGAAGACTGGGACTGGCCGGAGTGTCCCGGAGTCTCCTTGGCGGGCGGTGGTGGGCGCTTACCAGAAGGCGGGACTGACTGAGGAAGACGCCCTAGTACAGGCCCGTGTGGCCCGAATACTTCGGTGGAACGAGTTCAACTACGAAACCAAGGAGCCAATACTGTGGCAGCCAAAGACAAAGTAGAGGCCCCAGAGGGCATGGAGTGCATCGGGTTCGTGGCGGTTCGTTGTATTCCGGGGCACAAGGCCACCCGCCGGTTTGGGGGACACAAGGCCAACTGTAAGGTCTATGACAGCCCTGCCCGGGCCAAGGTCTGCAACCCCCACCAGTCGTACGAAGTCCTCCCGGTCTTCATGCCCATCCCCAGCTTCGCCAAGGAGTAGCCCATGCCCCACCTGATCGGACTGTACTCTTCGGCCCCTCAGTCCGGAAAGACAACGCTGGCCAACGCCCTCCAGGGCCACGGGTATAGCCGGGAGTCCTTTGCGGCCCCCTTGAAGGCGATGCTCTCAGCCCTTCTAGACTATGCTGGGGTGCCGGAAAACATCCAGAACCGTATGCTCTTCGGGGACTTCAAGGAAGAGGCCTCCTGGGCCCTGGCCGGAAAGAGTGCCCGTCATGCCCTACAGACCCTGGGAACCGAATGGGGCCGTAACTGCATTGACGAGGACCTATGGGTCCAGATCGCAATGGTCAACGCTGGCTCCCTGATGGACCAGGGTGTCAGCGTGGTCTTCGATGACATGCGGTTCCCCAACGAGTTCGCGGCCATCAAGGAAGAGGGCGGTACCACTGTCCGCATCATCCGGCCCGGGACCGAGTACGACCAGGGGCACTCCTCCGAAGGAGCCCTGGACGACCATGACTTCGACCTGACCCTGGTTAACGACTTCGACAACCCGGTGTCCTGGGCTCTCCATGCGTGCGCCCAGATCGCCAAGCACCAAGGAGCCCGCTGAGGCCCATGCCCGACTTCATTCTCTACGACCGACTCAAGAAGGACATCCTGACCGTCTCAGGCCAGGACCCATACCTTGACACCTATCCCCATGCAGCAGCCCGAGAGCCCGGCGCCTTCCCGGTCCCCTCCAACGAGTCGGAGACCCGCCACCGGTTCGTGGTCTACTTCGGCACCCCGGCCCTGACCAAGGCCCTGGCCAAGGTCAAGGAGGGCGAAGACCCCGGCCCCACCCTGGCTGAGCACGGTTCCGAGGCAGTCCGCATTCTCATGGATGTGCCGCGGGCCGGCTGACACTGTCCCCAAGCCCCCAGAGTTCCCAAAGGACTCTGGGGGCCCTTTGCGTTACTTACCCAACAACAACCAAAGAGTACCCATGAACAACGAAGACGACATCTCTGGTCACGGACGCTGGCGAGAGGGGTTCAATGTGACCCAGGAGCACATTCGCCCCATTCGATCCAAGGGACCTAGCGTCCGCGCCCAGGTGATCACCCGCCGCACCTACAACCGCCCCAAGAACAAGGATGGCACCGAGTTCGAGACCTGGGAGGAGACGGTGGACCGGGTCATCCGTCACCAGCGGTGGCTCTGGGAGCGTGCCGAGGGCCGTTCCCTGGGCGTCCACCAGGAGGCCGAGCTTGAGTCCCTTCGATCCCTGATCCTAGAGCGCAAGGTGTGCCTAGCCGGGCGTACTTTGTGGCTTGGGGGCACCAAGGTGGCCCGCGAGCGAGAGGCCTCCATGTTCAACTGCTCCTTCCTCCAAGTTCGCACGGTCCACGATGTCGTGGATGCGTTCTGGCTCCTCCTCCAGGGCTGCGGAGTGGGCTTTGAGCCGATCCCGGGCACCCTCAACGGGTTCACCAAGCCGGTGGAGATTGAGGTGATCCGGAGCACCAGAGGCCCAGAGGACAAGGGGTGGGCCATGAACGCTGACTGCGTCCAGGACAACGAGTATCACCTGAGCATCGGGGACAGCGCCGAGGCCTGGGCCAAGTCCGTGGGTAAGCTGCTGGCCATGAAGGAACGAGTGGACCGAGTGGTCCTCGACTTCGGGGAAATCCGCGGGGCAGGGTTCCGTCTCTCGGGATACGGCTGGATTTCCTCGGGCGACGAGACCCTGTGCAAGGCGCTGGTGGCCATCTGCGAAATCCTGAATGCCCGCGCTGGCCAGCTTCTGGCCCGCATGGACATCCTCGACATCATGAACCACCTGGGGACCACGCTGTCCTCGCGTCGGTCGGCAGAGATTGCCCTGGTGCCCTGGAATGACCCGGAGGCCGGGGACTTTGTGGTGGCCAAGCAGGACCACTACGAGCGAGGCCTCGGTCACCGCAGCCAGAGCAACAACTCGGTGGTGTTCTGGGACAAGCCCAGCAAGGCCGAGCTACGTGGCCTGTTCTCCCTGATGCAAGAGGACCCCTCTGGTGGGGAGCCCGGGTTCATCAATGGGGCCGAGGCTCGCCGCCGAGCCCCCTGGTTCAAGGGTGTCAACCCGTGCGCCGAGATTCTCCTGGGCGACCGTAGCTTCTGCAATCTGGTGGAAGTGGACCTCGCCAAGTTCAACGGCCTCGCCCCTTGGCGCCTGGACAACGCCATCCGCCTCGCTGCCCGAGCCAACTACCGACAGACGTGCGTGAACCTGGACGATGGGGTCCTCCAGCGGTCCTGGCATGAGCTTAACGAGTTCCTTCGCCTCTGCGGAGTGGGCCTCACGGGCATCGTCCGATGGGAGGGGAACCACGACGAGGATGGTGGTGCCCAGCGCCTCCGTACCCTGGCCCAGTTCGCCCGCCTGGGAGCCTCCGGGATGGCCCATGAACTCGGTCTCCCGGAGCCGAAGGCAGTAACCACCATCAAGCCCTCAGGCACCATGTCGAAGATCATGGACACCACCGAGGGAGCCCACATGCCCCTTGGTAGGTTCATCTTCAACAACGTCCGCTTCTCGGCCCATGACACTGCCCTCCCTGCGATCCGAGAGGCCGGGTACCGAGTGCTCCCCGACCCCTACAACCCCGATGCTGTACTGGTGACCCTTCCGGTGGAGTGGGATGACGTGGACGGGTTCACGGACACCGCTGCCGGCCCTGTGAACCTGGAGAGTGCCGTTGCCCAGCTAGAACGGTACAAGCTGCTCATGGACAACTGGGTGGATCACAACTGCTCGATCACGGTCAGCTACGACAAGGAGGAAGTCGGGGACATCATTGAATGGCTCATGGACAACTGGGACGTGTTCGTGGGTGTCAGCTTCCTGAAGCGAAATGACCCCACCAAGACGGCCAAGGACCTGGGCTTCCCGTACCTCCCCCAGGAAGTGGTCACAGAGGAAGTGTTCCGCGACTACGTGGCCAAGCTGAAGCCGCTGGACCTGGAGGCAGCGGCGAGCACGGTGAACCGTGAGGCCCTGGAGTCGGTGGAGATGGACACCCCCTGCTCGACTGGGGCGTGCCCGATCCGCTAAACGTGCATAGGAGCCATGCGCCCAGGGACTTTACCTGGGCCATGGTTACCTCTATGAAGGTCGCACGGGCCGATCACCGGACCCAAGGAGACACACTGAGATGAAGCTGGTTTCCCTTTACCTCGGCCGCAACATCCCGGAGAGCCACCATGCCGACTTCGGCCCCCAGGTCTCCCCCGAAGCGTTCCGGGCGTTCCTGAATGTCAACGTCTCCCCGTCCTTCCCGGCCGGGTACACGGTGATCCAGGGCCAGGGTGCGTGGCGGGACGCGGCGACCGGCAATACCATCTCCGAGGACACGACGATCCTCCAGTTCGTGGTCGAGGGCAAGGTCATCCCGGAAATCCGGGAAATCGCCAAGGACTACAAGGCCTGCTTCTACCAGGATGCAGTCCTGATGACCGTGGTGGACCTCGCCTCGGCCGACCTGATCTAACCCCAAGAGAAAGGAACCAAGACCATGAACTCTCGGATCATCGCCCTCCTGGACAACCTCAGCACCTACGACACCGCCAGCGCCCAGGCTGCCCTGAAGTTCCTGCGGTCGGCCGCTGCCCCTCTGGAGGCCGGGGTGGACATGTTGGTGCCGAGCGAGGTCTTCGACGGTCTGGTGGTCCTGGACCTCGTCCAGCGCCTCCCCTCGGGCTACCGGGGCATCGAGGAGTACGGGGAGGAGGACGGGGAGGAACTGTTCCTCGGTGTCCGGGTCCGTCTGACCCAGGAGGCCGTGGGCCTCAGCCGCCAGATGCGGTCCTAGTACCCAGCAACACACACGCACAACCAAGGAGAGCCCTGGGGAGAAATCCCTGGGGCTTTTTGTGTTGACCTAGGCCTCGGGCATCTATACGAAGGCTCCCAGGGGCCGATCACCGGACCCCCACCTGGAGACACAGAGACCATGATCAACCCCACCATCGCCCACGACCTCGCCAAGAACGCCCTGGTCACCGCCGAGAAGGTCGTGCGTTCCTTGATCGCCATGGACGCTGCCATCTCCCAGGCCCAGAACAAGCTCTTCGTCCGGGAGCGCCTGAGCCCCGAGTCCAAGTACTTCACCAGCCGCCTGCCCGAGGAGAACCGGAAGGCCTACAACGACCTCCAGGCCAAGCGCCCGGCCCGTAGTGTCCTGGTCGAGGGCATCGAGGGCATCCATGCGGGCGTGAGCTTCCTGTACCCGCAGAACCGCACGGTCTACCAGAACCACGGGGTCCGCGTGGTGTACCGGCTGGAGGGCAAGGTGGTGACCAGGAAGAAGCTACTGGAGGCGCTGGTGGCCAAGCTCCTGGACAACTCGGGCCCGGAGGCCTGAGACCCATGGCCCTAGACCTGGAAGCCCTGTGCCCCTTGTGCTGGGGCACGGGGGAGCTACTGGTGGAGTCCAGGGTCAACATGGTCCTCTTCTGTTGGCCATGTCCCCGAGAGTGCCCTGCATCACCTGGGCCGTCCCTGGTCCAGGTCCACCGACCAAAGAGGAAGAAAGGAAAGACACCATGAGAAACCGAGGCAATTTTCAGAGCACCCCTGCTCGGGACATCCTGTTGAGCCCTCAGACCAAGAACAACATCTGGGGCAGGGAACTGGTCCGACTGGGCTTCATGGAGGCAGCCAAGGGCATGCCTTGGGTCTACGACGACCAGTGGATCAAGCTCCAGGCCATGGACCTGTACGAGAGGGTTATGGGGATGCCGTACCCGGAGGGGCCGAGGGGCAACCCAGCGATCATGGGGGCCTTGATCGAGATTACTTGGAAGGCCTACGCCCAAGGCCGTCATGGGTTCGCCCTGTTCGCTCGTAGGCACAAGGAGGCCACTGGTCGTGACGTGGGCTACATGGAGGTCCAGAGGCTTTGGTGGGCCGAGCCCAGGCCCTCGGAGGCTGTGGCCATGGCGATCATGGACGCCGCCCACTGACTCAGGAGTACCAGGAGCCAAGGACACAGGCCCTCGGGGGAAGCCTCGGGGGCCTTTTTCGTTCTGGAGTGTCCTAGGGCCGAGCTATGATGTGCCCAGGAACGGCCTAGGAAGCCCGTGGAGGGCCTTTGGGGTCTGAGAGGTACAGGGGTAGCGGGAGACCTGTGAGACGGGTGTGTACGGGCATCTGTGGGGAGTCTTGGGGGACATGGTGGGCATGGGTCCATTTCTTTTTTACATCGTGGTCTCCCAGGGCCTAGGTTGCCAAGTAGGTCCGATTCGGTCCTATTTGGTACGGTGTCTAACCATGTGCCCCCATTCTACCATGGCCCAGCCCCATTCTACCCAGCCCCATTGAGGCCCAGGTGCCCCCGAACCTGAACGTCACCTGAACCGCATGTGAACCGAACCTGAATCTTTCCATAATGGACCTTATGCGACTGATGCGCCCAGGCATCTCGGCCCTCCTCGGCTCGACACTGGAGTCCCTGGACTGGGTTCCTGACCGAGGCGTTCCAGGCAGCAGAGGCCACTTCAAAAACCGGGGTAAAGGGATCGCGTTGTTGTTGTTGTTGGGCCCAGGCCACTGTGCAGTCCAAGATTTTCAGAGGTACCGGTCCACCATCTGGTACCGGGGGAGTCCCAAGCCCACACGGGGGCCCCTGTTTCGAGTACCGGTGGAGTCCCGGGTACCGGGGGGCCCGGGCCGGTACCGTGGACCTTGAGTCCCAAAATCCCTAGGCCCCCCAGAATCTTAGCAACATGTACCCATGTTAGAACCCGGGTTATCGCGGACCCTTAGACGAAGGTGCCCCAGGGCCCCTAGGAAACGCCCAATCACCCCCCCAATCGCCCAGGCCCTTCGTCTGCCCCTGTGTTCCAAGTAGTCTTGGAGTATTTCTCAAGTAATAGCCCAAGTAGACCCCTTGTCATAGTAATACAAAGGATACTTGGAAGTACAAGGTAGTCCTAGTTAGTCCTGGGCTGTTCTGGATCATTCATTTGTATAGTCCTTTATACAAAGGATAGACCAGGATACCCTGGTACTACCAGGACTACCTTTGACAAGGATGTACCTGGGACAACCAGGAATACCTGGACAGTCCAGGATTAGTTCTTTCTGATCGTTCCGAACCAACCCAGGGCTGACCCTGGGTCTAACCAAGGGAGGCCCAGGTGCCCCTAGAGACTGCAACGCACATCAATGGGCTAGACCCTGCCAACCCAGCTTCAGGGGACGTGGTTAGCCAGGGCGATG